CCAATTATTTATGATTTACATTTAACAAAATATACATCAGAATTTCAATCAGAAACAGGTAATTTTGTAATAGATGCAAGTTTTGTTGCCATGACATTTGCACCATTAAATGATATTTTATTTAGATATATTGTTAATATGCCACTTATTAATGAAGTAAATGAATCAAATCCAGATGCTAGTATTATACCAGTAAACACAAACTCATTACTTACAAAAATAAAAAATTTATATTCAATTGTTAACGATAATATAAAAAATACTAAGGAATATAATCAACTTGTTGATGTTAATAAAGAATTAGATAATATTAATTTAATAATTGATACGATAAATAATATAAAAAACAATATATCTTTAAAAACAAATGGTGATGTTTTTCTTGTAATAAAAGAAACCACAACAACACCATTATCAGAAACATATGATAATAGTATATTAATTAGATTGATTAATGGTTTGTTTGAATATGATGACATAATAAAAAATAAAACAACAAATGAAAATAGATTATCAATTGTATATGTTAATAAAATTATGTATACAGAAGAAAATGATAATAAACCATACAACAATTTAAATTTTTTAGATAGTAAAGAAAATAAAATTATTGCATTAAATAAATATAAAAAAACGCTAATTAGTTTATTTCCAAGTTCAAATAATAATGATATACCAAATTCAACAACGTTTTTTGGTAATCGTTGTATATCACCAATAGTTAATATAAAAACTGAATATGTTGAATTAGATATTACTGATTTTTATAAAAAGGTTGTTGAAAAAAGAGGAAATCATATTAACAATAAAAATTTATTAAATTTAAATTTAATTAGTTCTGTAAATCAAGCAGTAAAAAATGAATTGGGTATGCTTCCAACCATTTACAACGTATTTAAAATAATATTAGATGATGTAGATAAATTTTTTGATAAACTAAGAGATACTTCAATAAAAGCAGAAAATGCACATAGAAGGGATAGTGTCAGTTTAAATTTTGATACTGATTATCCTATATATTCTTTTCCATTGATTATAAAAAATAATGGTGATAGAGAAGAAAGAATTGCACCAATTGAATTAAAAAACAACAATATTGAATTTCCTGAATTAGATTTGGTTTATGATTTTATCAATTCTTTTTTAAATCAAAAAATTATTAATAAAAATACCCAAATTAAAATACAAAAGGGCAATAATGATATTAATTTATGGATTCCATTATCTCCAATAGATTCTCATTTTAATAACGTTGAAAATATAAACGAAAATCCATACAATCCTACTGATAGTATTTGTAATGATATATTTAAAACATTATTATTAAGATTTTATATATTATCACAAGCAATATTAAATAATGATTTTTATGGTGCTGATGAAAAAGTTATAAGTGTTTATGTTGATTATTTTTCTGAAGCAGAAGCAATTAACATATCATTAGCATTAAATAAAGAAAATATTGATGTGTTGAAAACAAATATTGAAAACATAAAAACCTATAATAATTTTCGTGATAAATATCATGATTTAAAATTTGATGAAAAGAATAACATTTTTAATTTTCCTAACAATACAATAAATAAAATACCAATTACAAAAACATATGAAATTCCAATTAATAAAAATGATGATTCATATGTTGGATTAAAAATAATAAATAATCCACCAGAGATTACTGAATTAGATTTAGATTTAATTGTAAATAAATTTAAAAAAAGTAAGTTAAGTAAAAGAAAATCAATACTACCATATTTTAAATTCACTAAAGAAAATTTAATTTATTTTGAAGATAAGCCTGATAATGATAATGAAACTAAAATTGTTAGAAATATTTGTATGAACACTAGATTTTTATGTCAGTTTAAAAATACATTATATATCAACAATGGTGAATATAAAAACATAGAAATTGATGATTTAATAAATCATGGTAATTTCAAAAGAAATAATAAAAATATTAAAAATTATTTTTATAATTTTGAAAATATTATAGAAACATTAGCAAGAGATTTATATTACAATGAATCGGTTATAGAAAACGAATTTAATAAGTATGATAATGATATTATTATATCGCTATTAATTTTATCTAATTTTGGTAACACATTAAGTCCTTTTAATGGTTATCCAAACCAATTAAATAATATACTTTTCAATAATGTTGGAATTATTGAAGTACCTTCTTTTGTACCATTATATATTGGTTTATTGGTAAAAATAAATAAAGAAATTAATATAAAAAATATTGTAATTAATTATTTAACAGGAAACACAACCATAAAAAATTTTTATAATAAATATTATTATATTCTTGCCGATTTACATGATATTGATAAATATTTGTCAGAAAAGGATAAAGAAGTATTTGAAATAGAATATAACGATTTTGAAAATTTTAGTTTTAATACAATAAAAAATAGTTATTTAAAAATAATAGAAAAAAGAAAAGAAATTTACAATAAAACAGATAGAAAACATGGCGATGTGTATAGTTATTTGTTAAATCCATCTTTTGATGGTAAAGATATTGTTGGTTATGATAATAAGGGAGAATTTTTTGATAATATCATTAAAATATTAATGGAGAGAAAATATATTGTAAATTATTATCAATCAACATTTCAACCAAAAAATTCAAATGATTTTAAAACATATTATGAATCATTAGATGTAATTAATAACGATAACAACAAAAAAAGGATAAATATTTTATTTTTTGAAAATTTTTTTAGTAAATTAAAAAGAGAAATTGATGAAAGAAAAAAAGAATTAGAAAAGGAAGAAAAAAAATATGACGAAATTAGGGGTGATATAGATATAATAACACAAACATATTATTCATTTAAAAACATAAACGATAAATGGTTGAGTGGTGGTAATAAAGAACAAAATGGTTATCCTTTCAACCCAAAAGGTAAAAATTTGATTGATTCTTTTGCTTTTGTTGATAGAGCAATGAATCCAATTGGTGATACTATTATTAATGTTGAAGCACTTATTGATATATTTGATAATCCAGATATTACGGTATTTACTGCATTATCACAATTATTGTCCGCAAATGGCTTTGAATTTTTTCCGTTACAAAATTTTTTAACTTTTAATACTGAAGATAGTTGGAAAGATTGTTTTAAAATGAAAACTGGTATTATACCCGATTCACCATCTACCCATTTTGTTTGTATGTACATTGGTGGGTCATCTAGTTATCCATCAATAAACACTGATTTTTTTAAGACTGATGGTATTGTTGATTTAGAAAGTAAAGATTTAATTGATTTTAATAGAAAAAAGAATGTTAATGATTTAGATGATATTAATAGAAATATGATGGATTCAAATAAATCGTTTCCTTGGAATCAAGTACGTGCTTTTCGTGTTAGATTTGGAGAACAAAACCAATCCATGTTTATTAACATGAAAATTGATAGTAAAGAATATCCTGAAACTAATGAAAGTATTCAAATACTTTCAAGATTAGTTGGTGATGATAAAAATTCAGCGCCAGTACCTAAAGGTCAAAATTTATATAATTTATATGAAAATAGGGCATATGGTGCGACTGTTACAATGTTAGGTAATGCAACAATACAACCAACACAATATTTTCAATTAGAAAACATACCATTGTTTAATGGTGCATATGTAATATTAAATGTTGAACATAAAATAACACCAAATAAAATGATTACTGAATTTTCGGGTACTAAAATTTTAAAATATCCAGTACCTAGAGTAATGACACCTTTAGTATATGCTGATTTGGGTCTTGATTTAACATTACAATCAAGTGGTGAATTCGTTAAAAATATATTAAATTATGAAAACAATCAATTGAAAATAAATGCTTTATATACATTAAAAATGTCTTAATATGAACAATAATGAATTAGAAATAACAATTGGTGGAAAAACTTTCATTGATAATGCCTGTAGTGGAGATAATTCATTACTTAAAGGAACTAATGGTATATTACCATTTACTGAAGTAAATAAAACATGGGAAGCAAAACCAAAGGATGATAATGGAAATTTAATAAAAACAAACAAAGAATTATGTAATTGTTTAATTATTTGGTATAATTATTTTAGTAATGTTTTTAAATTAGATGCTAATATTTTAGCAGCACAAGCATTCCAAGAATCTAAATTTGCATTATGGAATTATCCAAAATTAAATAGAAATGGTTACAATAGTACAGCAACAGGAATAAGTCAATTTTTATTATCTACTATTTATGATGTTATTGTAATGAATAGATATTCAAATAATAATAATGAATATAAATTTAATAAAAACGAAATTGATTTAATTACTAGTGGTTGTACTGGTGATATTAAATCAATTGATACGTTTAAAAAAACTGATTTAATAAAAATTAATAGACCAATTATTCATCAAAATGCAATGGACAATCCTAAAATAATGATAAAAGCACAATTTGTATATATGAAGTATATATCAACATTATCTAATAATATTGCAAGTATTTGTTTATATGGATATAACAGAGGTCATATTTTAATACCTAAAAATAATATAAGTTATACGAATACAATAAATAATACAATAAAACTAAAAGGTGTAGAATATCCAAAAGAAGGAATTGATTATGTTTATAAAATATTTAATTATTTAGGAAATCCAAAACAAGTTAATTATACAATAGAAAAAACAAAATTTATTGGTTGTTTTGATTATAATAAACCACCACACAATATTAATTGTGATATTGATAATTTTGATTTAATTAAAGCACAAGAAGATGAATCTTTTTTATTATATGGTGATAACTAAATTCTTTTTAAGTTCATAAAGAGTAATAATATTATCATTAATATTATTTGTTGTATTGTTCATATCATTAATTTTCTTAATTGCTTTATCAATACGTTCGTTTAAAATTTCACTTCTATGATTTTTTAATTCATTTAATGCGTTTGTTTTTATATCATTAAAAAGATTTATTTTATCTTCATATGAATAATTAATTAATTTTTTTATTAGTTTTTTATCATCATTTTCTAACAAATTATATTTTTTATTAAATAATTTAACTGCGATTTCAACAATGTCATTATTTAATTTTAATTTAATTGTTTCATTTACTATTTTAGGTCTTTTTAAATGATTTAAAACTGTAATCAATGATTCATGAATTAAATCCACATCAATTTCAGAATAATCACAAATTGAATTTATAATTAAATTATTAATTGATTCATATAATTTTATCTTCTTAATTTTTCCTTCGGTTAATATATTATTATTGTTTAAAAATTTAACTATTTTTTTCCTTTCATTTAAAATTTCATCTATTGTATATATTTCAAATAACTTAATATTATTATCAATATAACGATTTGCCAATACATCATTATCAATATATTTATTTTCAATATTATTATATATTTTAAATTCTAATGTAAGAATTGGTGAATTTTTTATTATTTCAATGTATTCCGAAATTATTCTTTTTAATTCAATGTTTTCGTTTTCGTTAATTTGATTTATTTTATTAACAATAATTGAATTTGAAATACCAATGTTAAAATTTTTCATTATTAAAATGTTTAATATAAATAGTTATTTAATTAAATAATTTGATTATATTCATGTTTTTAATCAACGAAATCTTATTTTTTTATTCTAATAATTCAATATTATCAATATTTACATTTAAAATATCATCATCATTATTATCAATAATTTCTTCTTGTTTATCTAAAAAAACATTAATTTCTTCAATCATATTTTTTGCTTTTAAATTTAAATTATTGTTTAATTTTGTGTTTTCGGCGATAATTTTTTTCTTTATATTATTATTTTTTTCGTTTTTTTCATCACCATAAACTAAATTATTTACATATTTTTCAAATAGGTTTTTATCATATTTGTTTTCCATCATATTCATTCCACCCATATCATTTCCACCCATTGGCATATTACCACCACCCATGTCCATTCCACCCATATTACCACCACCCATGTCCATTCCACCCATATTACCACCACCCATGTCCATTCCACTCATATTACCACCACCCATGTCCATTCCACCCATATTACCACCACCCATGTCCATTCCACTCATATCATTTCCACCCATTGACATATTTTCAGTGTTACTAGATGTTGGTGGTAAATTATCCATAGGTTCACCAAATTTTTTATCAATATCTGCAAAAAGACCAGTTTTTTTAATTAAAACAGATGCGTCTTGTAATTCTTGCATAATAACTCTTTCTAATTTTTGTTGTTTAAGGTCTTCAACAATTTCACTATCACTCATATTCCATATTTTTCTTTTTGCGTTTGTATGCGACATTGCAGCAATACCATTTTCACCTCTTGTTAATTCGCTATATGTTTGTGCTTTATCACGTAATAATTCTGATTTTAATAATTCTTGTTGTGTACTTGGATTTGTTAATGTTAGAGTGAAAGAATTTAAATCATCACCACTATAACCCATTAAATATAAATGGATAATTGCCATTTTATTTAATTCTTGAATTATTGCCTGTTGAATTCTATTTATTTTTTTTGCAAATCTAATATCATATTGTGCCATATTTTTACCAGCACCCGCAGCATCTTGAAATGATAAAAATGGTTTTGGAATCCCCAATCCCACAAATAAATTATCTCTTAAATATTCAATATCTTGAATTTGGTCAAGATTAGATGCTCCTGGTAGGGTTTCAATACCTGTTTGAACATTAGAATTTCTTACAGGTAAAAAATAGTCTTCATCATTTCCAAGTATATTAAAACTATAATCAATTTGTCCATCATTTGGATTTACACGTGTCATTTTTTTAAATTTAGTGGCAACTTTATACATATAATCCTCAACATCATTATCATCCATATTACCAACATCAATTTTAAACACCTTTTTTTCACCTGCTCTAATTATACGATAAGTTAACATTGCATCTTCAGCCATAACTAATTGTCTGAAAACCCTACGTACTTTATTAAGAACAGAAGAACCATAAGGCAAATACTTATCGTCACCTAATAATCTAAAGTGTGCAATTTCAAAAATATTAAATTCATCACCAGTTGTTCTTTCTTTAAATTTAACAATTGGTTTATTGTTTTGTATTCTATCAAATCGTTCAATGTCATAATTAACTAATTGTTTTATATGTGAAATACCATGTTTACGTTCACCATATAGTAAAACAAAATTATCACCATATTTAACTAAATTTCTAACCCAAAATGGCAAGTTTACATTAACATTTACAATATCATAAAAAAATTCATCTAATATTAACTTTATTCTTTCTTTATTTGAATATATGTTTAACATTTTTCCGTTTATACCAATTGTTGTTGCTTCTTCCATGAATAAATCCAATGCACTTGAAATTATTGGATAATATTCCATACCTTCATAATCTAAATATGCTGGAAGTCTTGCTGCTTCATATTGTAATGCTTTTTGAAATCCCCCTTCAGTTGTTCTAAAAAATTTATTTTGTAGTTCTTTTTTTTGTGCAATTTCAAGTCCTTTTCTATGAACATCTGTAGGTGAAGCCCCTTTAATTATTATTTTGGGATTTTTATCAGAGTTAGATATTTCAGTATTATCAAAACCAAAACCATCAAAATTAAACAACTTGTTTAATTGTTGATATATAGTACCCCTTTCTTTTTTTGAATCCATAAATATTTTATAATTAATTATAATTTTTTATAAATACTTTTAAATAATGAAAAAACATTAAATAACATTAATAAATAGTATTATTTTTTTAAATCGGTAAATAACCAAGAATGTACCAAATAAGGATTTAGTGAAGACGGATTATTGGGAGATATTCTATTTTTATATTTATTTTTCATTAATTCTTCATTTACATCATTACTGGTTAGTATTGCATTAATCATTTTTTCTGGATTATAATTATTTTGTTTAAATAAAATCATTTCAAAATTTAATACATATAATCCAATGGCTAATCCCATTATACTATCATCATGAAAAGTCCTTTTATGGTCAGCAACTCGATTACCCGCAACGGTGATAAATGTTTTTAATTCACTTAATAATCTAATTGATTGTATTTTTATATCGCCAAGATGAATTGCTCTTTGTAATTCAAGTAAAACAGAACCTCTATTATTTCCAATAAAAAAACCTGGTATTAAATCTATATTTACAATTCTACCATCAAATAATGTTTTTTGTGCTGATTTAATATATCCTTGTAATCTATCACGTGATGGTTTATGTGTTATTTCTGAATAATGAATATTTTCATATCCAAATTCAAGTAATTTTTCAACAACTTGTACACCAAGACCACCAGTAATATCAATAACACAATATCCATCATTATATCTTTTTGCATACTGATAAGCAATTTCTGCTAATGTTTGTGGTTTTACTTTTCCATAATATTCAGCAACTTGAACAAGTTTATTTTTTTTAATTTTTATTTTTTGTGGTTTATTGTTTTTTGTAATAATCTTTTCTTCAATAATTTCTTGTTTTTTTAATATGTTTATTGTTGAATAATCATCACCATGACCAGATGATGTATCAATACCAATAAGATAATCTTCACCAATTATTGGGTCTTCCCAAATCCACATATTTAAATCAGTATATTCCTGTCTAATTGGTGGTTTAATTTCATTTTCTTCAATTCTTTTTAAATATTCTTCTGCAATGAAATTATCACCTGACCCAAGAAATGAACACATTAATTCTTGTGCTATTTTTTTCATATCACCATTAGCATCACGAATTTGTTCTTCAAACCAAGGAGAAGTTGCTTCCCAACCATCATCCATCATCATAATTCTTTTCTTATTATCCCAATTTTCATCAATTAATTGTTTTTCATTTTCTTTTCCTTTATTTTTTATCCACATTAAATCTTTATTATATCTTGGGTCATTAAACCACCACAATTCAACTGCTTTAAAATTATTTTCGTTTCTTCTAGCACCCATAAAAGTTTTATAAAATACAGCATCCAATCCAAATGGTGTACTAACCATAATAGCAGCACCACCTGTTTGAAGTGTTGGTCTAGCCGATGTCCAAAAAATATCACCCTTTTCTGTCCATGCCGTTTCATCCCAAAAAATTAAAGTTGGTGTCATTCCACGAAGTCCTTTTGAACTAAAAGCACCTAATCGAGAACCATTATCATATAATTTTAATTTTTGTGTGTCTTTTAGATTTTTTTCTGTTTGTCTTCCAGTTTTAGGTTTCAACCAATCAGGACAATCCTCAATAAAATTAACAACATCTGACATTAATTCATCCTTTGCTGTTTCTAATTTATCAGCAACAATAGCAACTTGTCTATTTTCATTAAACATAATATACCATGCAATGTATGCACAAGTTGTTGTTGATACACCAGCCTGACGATATTTATTTGCAATAACAAATTTATTTTGTAAATATATTTCAATTAAATCTTTTTGAAAGTCAAATAATTTAAATGGTATTATTTCACCATTACCATCATTTTTTGTTTGGTCAAATATTGTTAAATATTTTTCTATAAAATAAATTGGATTTAAAGCACAACGAATAATTTCATCTTCTTGTTCTGAAAAAGTTAAATCGTTTACCGTTTTTACTTTTCCTTCTTTTGTAGTTATAACAGGAATATATTTGCTTGATTTTTTTCTTAATTCAGATGCCAATCTTCTTGCATCTAACTTACTCTGTTCAAGTTGATAATTAAATGGTATTTGTGGTTCATGTTCTGGATAATTTATATTGTCTTCTTTATTATTCATAAAATCAGTTTATTATAAATACTTTTATGAATAAAAAAGATTGAAACGTATTTCAATTGTTTGTTTTATATATCAATTGAAGATACTTCAACAAATTCATTGTTTTTTAAAATTATTTTTCTCGAATTTAATAATTCTTTTATTTTATATAAAGACATTCCATAATGAAAGACTAATAATGGAATATCATCTTCATCTGAAAACATTTTATCATAATCAGAAAATCCATCTAAATTATCTGGTGGGTTTTCATTTTCGTATGCTAATGCATGTATTGTATGATAACCATGCATATATGGTCTATCTACCGCTTCATGTAAACAAATCAAATCAAATGATTTTGTTTTTAAATTAAAAACAGCATCAATATATTCTTCTGTTGGTGGTGTTGCATTATCAACAGCAGGACTTAAATCCCAACACCAACCTTCAACATCAATATTTGTTGGATTATTGGAAAAAATAAATTCATATAATCCCTCACCCTTTGTATTATACCCTATTTTAAGAACATATATTAACTTTAATTTATTTTCATCGTTTTTCATTTGGTATTATTATTGTAATAGGATTATTTTTCCAGAAATTTATTCCTTCATCACTATTGTTGAAAAATAAAAAAAAAATCACCATGTTGTTTTTTTATTTCATTCATTTTTTTTATATTTTCTTTATTATTTCTAAAATCAACAGTAATATAATTAAGTGGATATATTATTCCCTTATCATCTTTATATGAATATGTTATTAATCCTTTTGAAAATTCTGAAGTTTCTTTTATTTTTTTATATATTTTTTTCATATCTTTTTAATTGTTTAATGAATTTATTGGTTTATAATAGGAAAAATTAATTCTTTTTTTATAAATATTTGAATTATTATAACATTTAGGTTTAAAGAAAAAATGCTTTATTTTTAAAAATAAATTTTTCCATTTATTAGCATACCATACTGTTTCACTATTTACCATAGTTTCAGCAATTTTAAATTCAAATGGTATATAAACGATACTATTATTTTTCAACATATAATATATTATTTATTATTTAACTGTTTATTGTTTTTATGCAATTATAAAATTATAACTCGCAATCAAGTAATTCATTTTTAATTTCATTTTTCCAAATTTGTTTCATTCTACTACGAGAATAAAACTTACAAATATTTTCCCACCAATTAATATAACCCTTTTGAGGATTTACATTTCTTTTCCAACCACCAGAATCTTGTAATTTTTTTTCTTCTTCCTTTATTTTAACAATTTTATTAAAATAGTATGTTCTTATATTTACAATTTTTTTCTTTAATGTCATATAATAATATCACCAAAAAATTTTTATCACAAATTTCCATTTTCATTAAAAATTATATATTTTATTTACATGATATATTATGGTTGATAATGCCAAATCATTTGCTATTAATATTCTTGATAATTTTATTTCTGTTTTTCTTTTTAAATACCAAGAAATTAAATATATTACAAAAATAAACAAATTTAAATAAAAATTAAAAAAATAATTAAATAGTAGAAAAAAATAAAAAATAAAATGGGTTATTATTTTTGTAAATATTGCTCTTGATTCACATACAAGAGTATTATCTTCCATAAATATTCTGAATAATTTTAAATATTCAACCCAATCAATATCTTCATTGTTTTCACCAAAAATTCTTTTGAATTCCTTCATTTCATTTTTTTTCGAACCATTGATATATGTTCTATGTAATTTAAACATAATTTTTATTTTCATATACGAAAAATTGAAATTATTGTTACAAAAAAAAACCCGAAAAATTTCGGGTTTAAATAAACAAGAATTTCTATTTTTTTAATAACCAGCATTAAATCCTTTACCGCTTAAACTATTTCCTTTAATAAGTGGTGATTTTAAAGTATAAACTAATTCACCTGTTTGATTATTTCTTGCAATAGTTCCTTTTTGATTATTATCAAAATATTGTTTTAAAATATTATATCTTTTTTCCCTTGGTGTCAAATTTAAAGCATTTTTAAATGCACCACTATATGGTGTATTAAATTCTTCTGAAAAAACTTTTTTAAAGAAATCTAAAATAGCATTTTCATCGTTTGGGTCTAATTTATAAAAAATTTCTTTTTTTGATTTACCAAAAATTTCATCAATATTATAATTTTCCTCTATATTCTTTTTTTTTAAATCTAAATATAAATTATATTGACTTTCAATTAGTTTATCTAATTTTTT